TTTGCGTAAGTGTTAGGTAGAAAGATAAGATGTCTGTCGTCGGGATAGAACATGCGTCCATAGGACATCGAAGCATGAGCTAACTCGTACAACGGATGCTTAGATACTCCTTGTAGACACGCCAGGGTGGCGTCTCGTAGAAGAAGATCTGTAGCGGCCTCATAGTCAGAGGAGACGAGTAGATACTCGGTCTCACGTGTATCGAAGTCAAGGTTATACTGCGCTATAAGCTGAGGGTCGGGTTGAACCTGGAAGACCTTGTTGACCTTTTGAAGTAGGTCGTCTTCCAACATGGTCGATTGCGGTTGGCGCTTCCAACAGTCAATCATGTAACCCTGCAGTGGTTGCAGAGACGTGGAAACATCTACATCGGATATGGAGATGTTTCTAATCTTGCCAGGTTCGAAGATGTGTACGAACCTGACGTCAAAAACAGAGAGGGATTCGCCTCCCTCTGGGTGGTCAAGGGTGTGACCAAGCCCATAGAGGGCACCAGCAACAGATCGGTCAAAAGTCTGTTGCCGCCAGTTATCATATGACGTGGATAACCGGTGTAGTGAGAAGTCGAGCCGACCGGGTTGGGTCCGCTTAAGTTCTGGCCGCTGCCAATAGCCATAAAATGCTAACGCACCTCCTTTTGTTCGAGGTTGTTGAAGCACGGCTGCAGCAGATGGTAAGAAACGAGATCCCTCAAGGGTCTCGCCGCCCCCGAAAACCTCATATGAGAGATGTTTCATAACATCCCAGAGGCGATCAGGGAGGGTTCCACGTCCAGTATTGGAACAGAGTCTCATCTTCGATTTACGAATCGCGATGCGAACGTTCTCATCTGAGAGTGGTCCCCACATTTGTTTAGACCCCTTTTGTAAGGAGTATATAAACGAAATGTCACGGCGAGCTATAGCCCGAGCGATAGCACGTTTACACCAACCAGAAAATAACTCCTGGTCATTCCAAGTTGCGGGCTCTGGATAGAGCTCACGATCGTGGAACACTTGTGCCAGATATTTGTCGAGCCAGTACTTACAATAAGTCTGCTCACGCATATCTTCCGACTGTTTCTTGACGATTCTTTTTGCAGTCTCTCTCATAGAGACCACAAAGCGTCCAAACTCTTTATTAGTGAATAATCC